ACACACCAGCAAGTTCACACTACGGTTTCTATCTAGACGGTGATGGTGTAGCACCTAACGGTAACCCTGCCGGGTTTGGTATTTCTTTTCCTACTTCTAACATAGACAAAGGAGATTACTTCTTGAGGACAGACTATCTACCCAATAGATTGTTCCGTTTTGACGGTACCAGATGGGTTAAGATTGAAGATTCAGTTAGAATAACTACAACGAACAACGATTCACGTGCCAATTATAAAACAAGTTTTGTGAACAACGCAACAGAATCCACAATCAATGGGTTGACCACAAAACAAAGGCAGTCGTTGACTGAAGCACTAAAACCAAAGGCTGACAATTAATGCTACATTTTTACGAAGGACAGGTTAGAAAATTCCTTACTCAGTTCATCAGGATATTGAGCAACTTCTCTGTGGAAACAGGTAAAGGATCCGATGGCACGGTACAGTTGAGAGCAGTACCTGTTGTTTACGGTGACCCAACAAGACAGGTGGCAAATATAATCAGAAACAATTCAGAGAACGCATTAGCATATGCCCCAAAGATAGCCTGTTATGTGCGGGAATTAAACTATGACAGGGATAGGATGCAGAATCCTTATCACATAGAAAAACAACATCTAAGAGAAAGAGATGTGGGCAGTGATGGTAATTATACCAACCAATTGGGTGCTGGATACACCATAGAGAAAGTGATGCCATCGCCTTTCAGGTTAGAGGTTTCGGCGGACATATGGACAACAAACACCGATCAGAAACTACAGATAATGGAACAGATATTATACCTGTTCAACCCAGACTTCGAGATACAGAAGTCTGACAACTACATAGATTGGACCAGTCTCAGTTATGTGGAACTTACGGGTACAACTTTCAGTTCAAGGACCATACCGGTTGGTGCTGATTCCGAGATCGATGTGGCAACGATGACGTTCAGTATGCCAATATGGTTGTCACCACCTGTGAAGGTCAAGAAACTGGGTGTGGTTCAGAAGATCATTATGAGCATTTACGACGACGATGGTGGCATAGCCAAAGGTCTCATAGACGGAGAACTTGTATCAAGAAGTTATGTGACACCAAACAATTTTGGATTACTGGTTACTGGTAACCAATTAAGGTTATTAGGATCAACCGGAACCAACGTTTCGTCGGGAGGTGATGGATTTCATACAGGTGCCCACGCTCCAACAAACTTAGACCCGTTTGAGACATTCGGTCCGGCAGTGAATTGGAAAGTGCTTTTAGATCAATATGGAAAAGTAACAAATGGTACTTCACAAATCAGATTAAAACAGTTCGACGGTGGAGAGATTGTAGGCACAATATCAACAACCACTCTTGACGACACAATACTGTTATTCAACATAGATACTGATACTTTGAGGGAAAACAGTTTATCCCCGGTCAAGAAGATAATCAATCCAGCGACATTTAATCCGGGCACACCTGCCAACGGTGACAGGTATCTAGTGATCAACGATGTGGGAGACAGCACAGCATCGTTCCAGAGTGACACTTGGGGCACACTGGTGGCCAGGGTGGGAGACATAATAGAATACAACAGCACAACTTCAAAGTGGAATATTGCCTTTGATGCGTCAAATCCTGATTCAACACAACATTTTGTGACCAATCTCAACACTGGAATACAGTACAGGTTCAACGGCACAGAGTGGGTCAAATCATACGAAGGTGTTTACACCGCCGGTAATTGGAGCATTGTATTAGACGGACAGTGGGGCGGAGACGATGCGGCACAGCAGGACGCAACCACCCCTTGATAAAACTCACATAAGTTGTTATAATAACGTATGAAAGAAAACATAGTCTGTTCTGGCGCATTGTTCTACAGCACTAGCACCAAGCGTTTCTTGTTCCTACAACGCACGGACAAGAAGACACAGGGCATGTGGGGTCTCGTGGGCGGACAGGCCAAGTACACTGAATCTGCGTTCGAGGGGTTGAAGCGTGAGATACAGGAAGAAGTGGGCGACACTCCCAAGTTCAAGAAGGTGATACCGTTGGAAATGTTCACGTCAAACGATCAGAAGTTCTTCTTCCACACATACCTCATAGCCATAGACTCAGAATTCATACCCAATCTCAATGCGGAACACTCCGGCTACTGCTGGACAGCGTTCGAGTGCTGGCCCAAGAACTTACACATGGGTCTCAGGAACACCCTCAACAATAAAAGTATAAAAGGTAAGTTGCAGACAATATTAGATCTGATAGTTTAACCAACGCTTACTTTTAGGTCTGTACCGTCTCTCCAAAGTTGTCCTGCAACTCCTGGATCGCTGGTAGGTAAATTGGTAAGTTTAACAACTTGATTTGCGAAAGTTTTTTCACCTGTGATTGTTTGATCCGCCGACACTGTTAGGTTTACTGCGACTGCACCGCCCGCGCCTCTCAATAAGTCAACCCTGTATGCACTAACAGATGTGGATCCACCGGATGTACTTGCGGCATTCAAAATTGTACTCGTACCATCGAACGATGCTGTGAATGTCAATTGGTCTGTGCCTTTGGTTGATACCGTTGGACCGGCACTTACGAAAGCGTCTTGGGTACTGCCGTCAGCACCAACACCGCTGACCACAGTAACCTCTGATATGCTGGCCGCTCCCTCTGCCGAGTTGTAACCAGTAACAATGTAAAAGGCACCTGTTGCTGTGTCTGATGTAAATGTGTCTAGTTGTGTTGCTGACGAACTGACTGTTTTTGTTGCTATGGTTGCCACGTTGTCGCCGTCGCTCGCTGACTCTGAATCTGATAATAATATTTTGTAACCTGTAATTCTACACTGTGCTGACAGTCCTTTTAGTCTTACATTACCATCTGATATATCCGCCGACAGTGTTGTTAACGCTGTGCCGGTGTAAGTTTGAACACCACCATATGCTGTGATATAGGCATTTGTCCCATCGTGTACAACCAATGCTTCAATGTTCTGCAGTTTGTTGTTTGCTGAATCATTTAAACTTAAGAAATATTTTGCTCCTCTGTATGAAGATGCACTCCAAGAGTCAATAACAGATGCACCAGCATCTTCTCTTTTTAGATGAACCCTCCAGGCGCTGACTGCTGTGCTACCGCCACTGGTTGATGCGGCTTTTAATGCTATTGTTCCTGAACTGTTTGTTGCTGTAAAATTCAATTGGTCTGTGCCTTTTGAACTTATACCATGTGCCGAAACATATGCATTTGAACTGTCCGCCAACAGCATAACTTCGTGTATAGAAGCCACCGCTTCTGATGAATTGTGTCCCGTTACAACGTAAAATGCTCCAGTGTGGTCACTTGTGGACCAAGAATCTATCTCGGTCGCCGCGGAACTTGTGCCCTTAGAATCCAGTGTCCTGTGTACGTCTGCTGTACTACCATCATATGTCGTACTCATTGAATCTGCCAATAGTACTCTGTGTCCTATTATTGCCCAATTGGCAGATGAAGCACCTACTAATAACCTTACGTTTCCGCCACTTATGTCTGTTGTGAGTGTAAAGATTGCATTAGTTCCTGCTGTACACGTTGTTCCATAATTACTGATGTATGACGAAGTTCCATCATGCACCACTATTGCTTCTTGCACACAGGTCACACCGGTGTCTGAATTTTTTCCAGTTATGATATATTTTGCACCTCTGTTGCTACCAGAAGACCATGAGTCTAACACTTCGGTTGCTGTGTCTACATCGCTGTTGTAAAAAGTTTTTACAGCGTCTGATACTGCCAGTACTGTACCACCGCCCAGTGATAATCTGTAATAAGACATACTGTTGAGTGCAGAACTACCTTGCCCCCTCAATCTCACAGAGCCGCTGTCAATGTCTGTGGACACAGTCGGGTAAGTGTTTGATTCATCTGACTTTATAATGTGTGTTTGGTTCATGTAAGAATATGTACCGTCGTGTGTAACATTGTATTTTGCCATCATTACATCACTGTTGGTCTCATCTCTGATTACAGTAAAATACACAGCGGAGTTAACGCCTGTTGCTGAAAATGTGTCTAAGTTTTTAGTTGCACTGTTGTTGATAGAAGTTGAAAATCCTGTGTCCACGTATGAATTGAAGTTTGTTTGTCCGTTGGTTGCATCTGCCTGTGAGAAAATTCCTATGTTTCCTGATGTTGTGTCTGTTGTCTGGTCGCCTAAAGGCCATCTATACCAACTTACACTGTTGATATCTGATGCTCCTGTGCCCCTTACTCTCACCTTTCCACTTGATACGTCTGCTGTTACAGTCATGTAATTGTGTCCTACATTTGATTCGGTTGCGTGTGAGATCGATATAAAAGCATCTGAATCATTGTGAACCACACTGTATTTCTGCGTCGAGACTACATTATTATTGGATTCATCCATCGTGACAGCAAAGTATAAGGCAGAATCATATGCTGTTGTGGTAAAAGAATCCAAGTCCTTGGCATTTAGGCCTATACCGATTACGGATTCGCCACTGTCCGCGACCGCCGCCGACGCCGAAGCACCGAGTTCCGCCCATCCACCTGCTGTGGTATATCCCTCTATCTTGTCCGTGGATGAGTTGTAACGTAGTAATCCTGTTACGCCCGCAGGTCTCTGTGCTGTGGTACCATTGGGCAATCTTATCGCCGATGTGGCATTGTTGACGTCAAATGCCAGTGTTGAGCTATAAGTGGCAACAGTCTCACCATCGATCGTGACCGTGACTGTGCCCGAACCAGCATCAGCAACAGCGACACTGGAGTTCCCGTCTGACACTGATGTGGTTGATATGGTTGTGAATGAAAGTTGTCCGGATCCATCTGTCGCCAGCACTTGGTCAGCTGATCCGTCCGCTGTGGGCAGTTTGTATTGGTTGTTGACGTCTATGGCTCCCGATCCCTTGGGTGCTAAAATCAAGTCAATGTTGTCGTCTTCACCCTGCGCCTGTACCTGCACCGCCTGTGATGCCGCACCACCCACGGTCTTGACCGTGTTGGTCGATGATGTGGAAAGGTCGATGACGGACTTGCCGTTGACCTTGATCTCTCTTTTGTCGTTGTCCAGCTGATATGATCTAGTACGCCTGGCCATTATTCACTGACCTCCGATGTTTCAACTTCGGCCACCCAGCGTATTGTCTTGCCGGCCGCGCCCGTTACATATATGCCCACGGAATTGTTGGAGTCGTCCGCCCGGGCATCCACCAGCCAGTTTTCGTCGTCTCTGGCCACGATCACTTCATACACGTTGCCCACGTTGGCAACCGTGCCCGAGAAACTGTCCGCCAGGGCTTTCAGTTCCCACGCCGCTGATTCTCCCGTGGCGTCGGTCCTACGTGCAACCACCTGCACCGAATAGTTGATCGTGGTGTTCGTGCCCACTGGTATCCTGGCGTTGGTAACACCGCCCACAAATATCTCAGTTTCCGTGGCATTGGTGGTCTCTCCCCACAGTAAATATTGCCTCGCTTTGTATGTGCCGGTCGCGTCCTCGGACGAGATTGTGTGTGCGGATCCCTGTATGAAGTTCGACGAAGTGTTTAATGTTATAGCACCACCGTCGTTTCCATCAATCTTAAATTGCCACCCATTTAGCACATCAGCGCCTGTGCCGTCTGTGTCGACTGCAATCCTATACTCTGTCCTGTTGGCATTGTTGGTGTTGTCAAAAGCAAACGCACCACCTACAAGCAGTGATGAACCATTCCAATATTCGTGGTTACTTCTAAATAGATAATCTCCCGAGTTGACTGCAAGTGGCGAGGCGATTGTACCCCTGTATCTCCTTGTTCTTATATCCGGAGCGTCAGCACTATCATTGTACTGCTCCATCCTGATCTGTGCGGTCTGGGCACCTTCACCCGTCATGTGTAGTGTGACTTCAGGTGAGGATTGGTTGATACCGATGTAATTGTTGGCCTGGTCGATGCTGAGCGTGGATGTCGTCGTTATGAAGTTGCCCGTCGGATCCACAACGCACAGTTCGTTGGCCGCACCAAGGGTGGTGCCGTCCAG